TTCTCCTGTGTTCAATGATCCAACTGGTGATAGACCAATTTACATCTCTGATACTCGTATTGGAACAGGAGTCACATCAATTTCAGTGAGTGGAAATGATGATGACGTATATACTATTGGTGAGTCTTTCCTAGATAACATATACACACAAGCAGCTTTCAGTATTTCTGGTGGAACTGGAATAGTTACATGTTTAATTAAATCTAATACTGTAACTACAGGTCTTACATCAACTGGATCTATAAGTCAACCTGTTGGAAAATTCTCTGTTGGTCGAGTAGCTGGTCTCACTCGTGGATCAAATCCAATTGCAATTGGAATTACTGGCCGCACTGTTGGATCAATCACTGGTTTGAGTACATTCCCAACATTAAAGAGGACTGGTGGATCAAAAACATTTGAACAAACTGGATCAATTCAAATAAAAGATTAATTAACTTATAAAATGTTGTATAAATATCTAAAAAACTATTAATATGCCCGCCGTAGTAACAGATCAATTTAGAATAACGAACGCAAGTAATTTTATAGACTCTGTATTAGACTCTAATAATTCTTATTATGTGTTTTTAGGATTACCGAATCCAGCAGTGGCTGGTTTTGGTAGAACAAATACATGGAATGGTGCTAACGGAGCACCAAGTCCAATAGATAATTCACAATATCTTACACATTATAGAAATACATCATTATTTGGAAAAAAATTAAATTCCTCTAATATTCGCAGAGTAGTAAAAAAACATACGTGGACTGCAAATACAAGATACGATATGTATCGTCATGATTATGAGGCATTGAATAATCCTGCACCTAATTCACAAACTGGAAGTTTATATAAGACAAATTTTTATGTAATTACGTCAGAATTTAAAGTTTACATTTGTTTAGATAATGGTAGTGATGGAGACACTCCTAAAGGTGGTGAATCATTAGATGAACCAACATTTACAGATTTAGAACCAGCAAAAGCAGGAACACAAGATTCTTATGTATGGAAATATTTGTTTACTGTCTCACCAAGTGATGTTATAAAATTTGATTCAACAGAGTACATAGTTCTACCGAATGACTGGTCAACTACAAGTGATGCTCAAATACAAGCAGTTAGAGAAGCAGGAGACTCTGATATAAACAAGAACCAAATAAAGAAAGTTTTTATTAAAAATAAGGGAAGTGGTTATGATCCAGATGTTTCAGAACCTTGCAATATTCTTGGAGATGGAACTGGCGGGAGAGCATTAGTAGAGACAAATTCAAGTGGTGAGATTACAGATGTTATTGTGACAGCAGGTGGTTCTGGATATACTTTTGCAATGGTTGATTTAAGTAATATTGATTCAGGAGCTGATGGTGAAGGTGGTCAAAGAGCAAATTTAATACCAATTATACCACCATCTAAAGGTCATGGATTTGACATTTATACCGAACTTGGTGCTGATAAAGTTTTAGTTTATTCACGTTTTGATGATTCTACAAAAGATTTTCCAACTGATACTCATTTTGGTCAGGTAGGAATAATTAAAAATCCATCACAATTTACAACTTCAGCAGGAATATTAACAACATCTCAATTTTCTTCTCTAGCATCTATTAAATTATCATCAGCAATAGATAGTATCACTGATTATAGCACATTAATTGGTCTTGGAATAACACAATCTGTTACTGGTGGAATTGCAAGAGGAATAATTGCATCATATGATCCAGACACATTTGTTTTAAAATATATTCAAGATAGAACTTCAAATTTAAATCAAGGTACATTTGATACTGTGGATTATGAAGGAGTGAACTCTAGAGCACCTTTACTATCATTTGAATCATCAAGTGATCAAACAAAATCAATAATTGCAACTGGATTTACTAAAACCGTAGATACCAATTTTTCTGGAATATCAACAGTCGTTGGTAATAAGAATATCAATTTAGGAGTTGAGTTCACAGGAGGTCTAGCTAATCCTGAAATAAATAAAAAGACTGGGGATGTCATTTACATTGACAATCGCAAAGAAGTCGAAAGAAACAGTAGACAAAAAGAAGACGTTAAAATCATTCTAGAATTCTAAGAAAATGTCACAAAAAATTAATTTAAATGCAAGTCCATATTATGATGATTTTGATAATCAGAAAAATTTTCATAGAGTTCTGTATAAACCTGGATTTCCAGTTCAAGCTAGAGAATTAACTCAACAACAATCAATATTACAAAATCAAATTGAAAAATTTGGTGATCATGTGTTTAAAGAAGGTTCAGTTGTAATACCTGGAGGAATTGGATTTGATACTCAATACAATGCTGTAAAATTAAATAATACTAATTTTAATGTTGATATATCTGTTTATATTAATAATTTCATTGGTAAAAGAATATTTGGAAGTGAGTCTGGAATTGAAGCAGTTGTAAAATTTATTGCTTTTCCAGATGGAAATGATGTTGAAAATATAACTTTATTTGTAACTTATTTGAGTGCTGATAATGACTCAGAGTTTAATTCGTTCACAGATGGAGAAACATTAAGTGCAACTGAGAACGTTGTATATGGTAATACTACAATTAATGCTAACACTCCATTCGCATCATTAGTTTCTGAAGATGCAACTGCAATTGGATCTGCTGCTTTTATTTCTCAAGGAGTTTATTTTGTAAGAGGATTTTTTGTTAATGTTTCTGATCAGACAATAATATTAGATAATTATTCAAATACCCCAAGCTATAGAGTTGGATTGCAAGTTAACGAATTGATTGTTAATGCTAAAGAAGACGAAAGTTTGTATGATAATGCAAAAGGATTCACTAATTTCGCAGCACCAGGTGCTGATAGACTTAGTATTGAGTTAGTATTAACCAAAAAATTATTAACAGATAAAAATGACACAGATTTTATTGAATTATTAAGACTTGACGAAGGAATATTGAAGGTAATTCAACCAAAAAGTCAATATAATAAAATACGTGACTGGATTGCAGATAGAACTTACGATGAGTCTGGTGATTACAGTGTAGAACCATTTAAAATGAATTTGTTTAATTCATTAAATGATAATTTAGGAAATGGTGGATTATTTTTTGAAGATGATAGCACAGATCAAGAAAATACACCATCAGATGATTTAGCATGTTTAAAAATATCTTCGGGTGAAGCATATGTAAGAGGATATGATATTGAAAAAATAGGAACAACAATCATAGATGTTGATAAACCTAGAGACGTTGGTATCGGAAGTGATATTGGTGTTGGTTTTGAGATGGGAAATATTTTAAAATTAAACAATGTGACACAAGGTCTTGCTGTTCAGGGAAGTGTTATAAGATTATTTGATAATTTTAGATCAACTGGAACAAACATAGGAAGTGCACGAATTTATTCATTTAATTTGGAAGATGCTGCTTATGAAGATGCATCTACAAGATGGGAATTAAGATTATTTGATATACAGACAAATACTGATTTAGTTTTAAATAAAACAATAAGTAATACTAATTTACCCGCAGGTTCATTTGTAAAAGGTAAGAATAGTGGAGCAAGTGGATTTGCTGTTGGAGCAGGTGCTGGAGATTCAGTTATTTCATTAAATCAAACTTCAGGATCATTTAATATTGGTGAACAAATACAAATAAATGGTGTTGATTTTCCAAGAACGATTGGAATTGTAACTGCATATACAGCACAAAATATAAAATCTGTATCAGACACTGCTGATTTTTTTGCAGATGCTGTGATGGAAAAACTTAGATTACCAAATAACGTACTAGATGTAGTTATTGATGGAACAAGTGTAACAGCACCTGGTAATGTATTTACTGGTGTAAAAGTTGGTTCGGTTGTTAGATATACAAAAACAGGATTTACTACAGAGACATATAATAGGGTTGCATCTATTGGTGCTGGTAATACTAATTTAACACTCGAACCAATTAGTTCATTTGTTGCAGATGTATATGAGGGAACTACATTATCAGGCAGTATACAATCTAAAATGTTTATTGCTGCACCAATTATCACAGGTTCAGGAAATTTATTTGCACCTTTACCAAACAGTAATGTATCAGATATTGATTTATCAGATTCAAAAATAAGCATAACAAAACAAATTGCTAAAGATGCAAGTGGTGGTCAATTAACGATTGCAGACAGTGATACAGGAATATCTGATGTAGTATTTGAGACTTTTGACCAAGAAAGATATTCTTTATTTACAACGGCTAGTGGTACTCCTCTTCCAATTTCAAATGATGTGTTTTCATATGCAAGTAATCAAATAGTCATTAATGATCTTGCCAATAACAATAAAACAATAAACGTAACTCTCACAAAAACAAAAATAAGATCAAAATTAAAAAAATATAATCGAAGTCAAAAACTAAATGTAACTAGATCAAAACTTGAACAATCAGGAAGTGTATCTGGTGGAAATGGTGGATCTTTAGCAGATGGACTTACTTTTGATAGAAGATATGGATTAAGAGTTCAAGATGAAGAAATATCATTCAACTATCCAGACGTTGTTAAATTCTTGGCAGTTTATGAATCTACAAATACAAATGCACCTGAATTAGACAAATTAGTATTCACAAGCACTGTAAATGTTTCTAGTAATGCAGTTATTGGGGAAAATATAATTAGTCAAGAAACAAATACGGTAGCTAGAGTTGTTTCTTCACCATCATCTAACATACTTGAGGTGGTTTATCTTACTTCAGGTAAATTTGAAGAGGGAGAATCTGTTAAATTTGAAGAATCCAATATAAAAACTACCATTGAATCAGTAATAATCGGAAAATATAAAAATATCACTAATTCATTTAAATTGGATAAAGGTCAGAAAGAACAATATTATGATTATTCAAAATTAGTTCGAGTCAAAAATGTTTCAGAACCAAGTAAACAGTTATTAGTTATTTTTGATTACTATTCTGTTTCGTCTAATGATGGTGATGTATTTACAGTTTTAAGTTATGATGAAGAAAGATTTTCAAGGGACATACCGAATATTGGAAAAAATGGTATAAGGGCTACAGATACATTAGATTTTAGACCAAGAGTTTCATTTTATGATCCTTCCTCTAATACAGGATCACCATTTGAATTTTCTGCAAGAGATTTTAGTGGAACTGAAATCTTACGTTACATTACTCCAAACGAAAATTCAATTCTTGATTTTAAATATTATTTACCAAGAATAGATAAAGTTTATTTGAATAAATTAGGTGATTTTGTATATGAAAAAGGAATATCAAGTTTAGATCCAAAACCATCATCAAAGGTTGGTGAATTAATGGAGTTGGCAACTATTTCATTACCTCCTTACTTATACAATCCTCAAGATGCAGTTTTCACCTTAGTTGATAATAGAAGATATACAATGAGAGATATTGGTGAAATTGAGGATAGAGTTGCAAATTTAGAAGAAACTACTTCACTTTCCCTTTTAGAAATTAGTGCTCAAACTTTACAAATACAAGATGAAGAAGGTAGAAATAGATTTAAAACTGGATTTTTTGCAGATCCTTTTAAAAATTACAGATTCATTAATCGAAATTTATCATCAATACAAATAAATCCACAATCAAATGAATTGATACCATTTAGAACTAGAGATACTTTAGCTTCTCAAATTACACCAGCAACATCTGTTATTACTGAAGAGTTGGATTTCAATGAAGATTTTGAATTATTTGATTCAAATGTCAAAAAGACTGGAAATCTTGTTACTTTAAATTATAAAGAAGTCGAATGGATTACACAACCATACGCAACAAAAACCGATGATATAAATGATATCATTAACGTTAACCCATATGAACTACCAGTATTCTATGGAGAAGTTCAATTGGATCCAGAAGATGATACATGGACAAGAACTATACAACTTCCAGATAAAAATGTAAGACAAACAGGAACCAATGAAGTAAGAAAATCCTACTTTACAATTGATGCAAGACGAGAAACAACTATAGATATACCTGGTTTAGGTGAAAAAACAATTGCGAGAGCAACTGGTAACGGTGGGCAAGTTTATAATTTATTATTCCAAACATCTAATACTGAAACTGAAACAGAAAATAATTTAGTAGCAACATCTAATGATGATTTTATTAGATCTCGAAATATTCAATTTATAGCTGAAGGATTTGTTGATTTTGTAAAAACGTATGTGTTTTTTGACGGTCAGAGAATATATGACATAATTCCAAAATTGCTTGAAATAACACCATCGAAAAATGGTTCTACTTCTGGATCCAATGGTTCTTACAAAATTGGAGAAGAAGTTCATGCGATTGATGTAGATGGTAATGTAATCGGAAAATTTAGAATATGTCAACCAAATCATAAATCTGGAAAATATGATAATCCATCTGAAACATATTTTAGCAATCCTTACACCAAGGGTTTAACCGAAATTTCTTCGGACTATAGTCAATCATCAACAGTTTTAAATATTGATACAAAAGCATTATCTGAAGAAGCACAGGGTAAGTATTTTGGATATGTGACGAACAACACACAACTGATTGGTCAAGAAAGTGGTGCTACTTCATATGTTAAAAATTTAACATTAGTTACTGATGCCTATGGTGATGTTATAGGATCATGTTTTATTCGTAATCCTCATAGTCAACCAGCACCACCTGTTAAAGTACAAACAGGTATAAAGGAATTTAAAGTAACTACAAGTGAGACAAATGAAAATGTAGAGCCAACTCAAAAATTTGGTCTTGTAAATGCATCTTCACAGTATGTTGCTGAAGGTACGGTTGAAGAATGGCAGACTACAGTCACAGTCACAACAAACACCACTACATTTAATGTTAGAGTAAGAAGAAGAAGAGTAAATGCACATGATGATCCCCTTGCACAAACATTTTTAGTTGGTGGTAATGTATTAGCACCTAGTGCAAGAGATGCAAACAAAGATTTAAATGGTGTTTTTATAACCGCAGTTGAGGTTTATTTTGCTACAGTTGACACTGTAACAAATGCACCAATAAGATGTGAAATAAGATCAACCATTGCAGATGCAAGACCATCAACAGAAGTTATTGGAAGAAGTAAAACTCTTAAACCAAAGGGAACTGATGAAAATGGAAATGAGGTTACACTTATTGAAGCTGATCCAAATGAAGCAAGTAAACCAACCAAATTTACTTTCCCCGAACCAATTTATTTGGAACCTGGCAAATCATATGCTTTTGTATTAGTCGCACCAAGAAGTGTTGCATATAATGTTTGGACAGGTAGACATGGTGGTATAGCAGTAAATCCAGCTACAATCACAGGAGCAGATCCTGGTGCTTCTATAATATATTCTACACAGTATGGTGCAGGTGCTATATTTAAATCTCAAAATGGAGCTCTTTGGACAGAAGATCAGCATCAAGATATGACTT